GCGATGGTTGATGGGCTCAAAAGAATGTATACTACACCTCTTAAGGTGAACGTGACAGTTGGAAAGCTGTCAGGTGACCCTTTGGTGAAGTATCGTTTTAGTGAGACACGTCGCGCACCGCACGACTTCCGCACGTATCCCGAAAGGGAAGCTGTGGTGTCGTCTGCAGAGTACCTCTTAGCTCGACCGTACTGGACGAGCAGTCGTTGGAGCATGATAGCTCCTACTCTCGAAGGCATCTCTCGCTACTCGAAAGAGTGGATAGAGATGCTCATCGAAGAGGATCAGCGATCAGGCCCAGAAACGCATCCTGAACAGATGCCGTTGATGGGCGTCCTCGCCTTGATTCCGGAACCGGGGATGAAACTCCGGTTTGCCGCGAATCCAGGCCGTGTATACCAGTCGTTGACTGGTCCCCTGGGTCGAAAACTCTTTGGCGCCCTGAAAAGGGTTCCCAACGATTTCACCTATGACCAAGATGCGGGTATAGCGTTTGTCCAACGGAAGTTGGCCGAAGGCTTGCCTTCAGTCTCTATGGATTTGTCGAATGCAACCGACAATTTCCCTCTGGAGTTGGAACTGGCCTGGTTAGCTGACAACGGGTGTGAGCCAGAATGGCTCCACCTGTTGCGAGACTTATGCCGAGGCGACTGGTTCTACCAGAACGAAAAGCATCGGAGAGTGACATCTCCGGGAGTCCTATGGGAAAGTGATGCCGCTTTGCAGCGGGTACACTGGACCGTAGGTTCTCCGTTGGGCGTCTTTCCGACGTTCGCGGCTTTTGCCCTGGGCCATCATGCCCTGGTTCAGTCGTGCTTCGAGGAAGCCGGGGTTGCACCCGACGAAAACGGAGCTTACGATTATGCAATCGTAGGTGACGACTGTACAATATTCAACCGCGAGGTCGCAGCCTTGTACCGCAAGGTCATGGTTGCGTTGGGTGTTCCGATATCCGAGGCGAAAACCTTGGACGCGGACCATACCAGTGAATTTTTGGGTCGCATCGTGACTGCCACTGAGGTCTACCATGGCTTCAAGTGGAAAGGACGTTGCTCTGATATGAGCTTCGTCGATCTCGCTCGAGCTCTTGGTCCATCCTCCAGAATCCTTATGAGGAAGCGCCAGAGAGACGTGATCAGGGTGATCGCGCCTCTTCCGGAGCCTCTGGGACTCGGTTGGAACCCCCAAGGCCTCTCATGGTCAGAGAGGGTTGGTGTGTGGTTCGACGAGTTCTTCAGGGAATCTGATGAACGGATCCGCACGTTTACACGTGCGGCG